AGCGAGATTGAAAGAGAGCGACGCGAAGGGCTGATGAGTGAGGACATGATCCAGCAAGAATATTATTGCAGCTACGAAATGGGAGTAGAAGGCGCGTACTATGCGCACTATCTAGACGACCTTCGAATGCGAGGAAGATTATCAGACGTTCCGTGGGAGTCGGCGTTCAAAGTTCACACGGCATGGGATATCGGCGTGCGAGATTCTACAACCATCATTTTTTATCAGACCATAGGCCAAACGGTACGCCTGATCGACTGCTATGAAAACAACAAGAAGGGTCTTGAGCATTACGCAGCGATCCTCGACTCAAAGCCCTACAAATACGGAATCCACATTGCTCCTCATGACATTAAAGTCCGCGAGTGGGGATCCGGGGTGACCCGAATCGAAAAGGCGCGGCAGCTTGGAATCGACTTCACGCTGGCTGACCAGTACGACATAGCGGACGGCATCGAAGCGGGACGCTCTCTATTCTCCAAGCTTTGGATCGATGCGACAAATTGTGAGCCATTGATCAATTCGCTAGAGAACTACCGGCAGGAGTACGACCACAAGCGAAAGGTTTACCGACCACGACCGCTCCACGATTTCGCTAGCCATTTCGCTGATGCCTACCGTTATCTAGCGGTTTCTCTGCCAAAGACGCAGGACGGTAAGTCGGCTGAGGAGCTAGAGCAGCTCTACAACGAGGCGATTTACGGGAACCAACACAACCTGCCGCCGCAGTTCCAGCAGCCTCATGCGCTGGGAGGAATGATGCCGAGGTAGAGGCTTATTTCTCCTTGTCTTCCGACTGGGCCTCCAAGAACTCATCCCAAATTTGTTGAGATAAGTCTTCCCAGGCCACAGCCATCCGGTGATTTGATTCTAGCTCAGTGGCCAACCGCACAGCGTGGACGTAAAGGTCCTCTCCATCCTGGTAAAAAATTGACAGTCGGTCGAGTCGTGTATCCTCGAGGGCCAGCGCGGCGAAACGCGTCAATATGCCCGGGCGCCCCACTTCCATTTGCTGTTCCGCCACTGTCACGGGGACTACGAAAAAAGGCAGACGCTCCTTGGGAGTCAACCGCCGTCCATCCTGAAAGTGAGGCAACGATGCCGCGGTAAAAGTAGCTTCGGAAAGGGGCCGATGCTCACGCTTTTGATGGTCCATTGGTCGGTCTCCTATGGCTTAGTCTGTTGGGGCCAAGTTCGTCGGCTCGGTTATACATCGGCACAACCTTCCAAATCTATAGGAACTAAATCCAGAATATGCTCTACGATTCTAGGTATGGCGACCAGGGCGTGACATGACCTATTTCTCCCGTGGGGATCTCGACTACTCCGCATATTATACTGAGGACGACAAGGGCATCCTTCAAAGAATGGATGATACCTATGCTCAGTCGATCACCATTAACCAGTCGTTTTGGAACGAAGCAGACATCGACACCCGGTTCAAAGCAGGGGACCAGACTCTTTGGGGGGAACTCTACGGCAACCTCCCGGCCTATCAGAGGCGAGTCTTCAACTTCAACCGCATTCGGCGCGTTTGCAACCTGATCACGGGCCACCAGAGGCGCAATCGCAACACCACCACGGTCATTCCGCAAGAAAACAGCGACCAAGAGGCGGCCGATCAGTTTTCCAAGGTTGTCCTCTGGGCGATGGAACGAGACAACGTTTTGGGAACCATTTCCGAGGCGTTTGACGGGGCCGTTACCTCGGGAATGAACCTGCTCAGCGTCTGGATGGATTACCGCAACGATCCGATTAATGGCGACATCAAGGTGGACAATGTCTCGTATAACGGCTACCTCATCGATCCGTTCTTCAAGAAGCAGGACCTGTCTGACTGTAACTTTATCTGGACTCGAAAGTGGTTTACCAAGGCGCAGGTTCGAAGTCTTCTTCCCGGGAGAGAGAAAGAGATCGACTCGATGCGCGCTCAGGGCAATCGAGACGGTAAATTTCAGTACATGCCCGAGTCATACGACTACGGAAAGGAGAATCTTCTCACTTACGACGAGTACTGGTACCGCGATTTTAGAACTCAGAAGCTCTTGGTTGACCTCCAAACTGGAGAGACGATGGAGTGGCGGGGCAAAGAACCCCAGCTCAAAGAGTTTCTGGCTAAGTTTCCGCAACTAACCACTGTCGAGCATCAGATAGCGTCGTGTAAGCTGGCGATTGTCGTGCAGGGAAAAGTCATGTACCACGGCCCTAATCCCATGGGAGTGGATGAGTATCCGTTCGTCCCCGTACTTGGCTACTACGAGCCAGAGATTCCCTATTTTCCATGGCGGGTTCAAGGCGTGGTTCGGGGACTTAGAGACTCTCAATTCCTCTACAACCGTCGCAAGGTAATCGAGCTCGACATCCTGGAGTCTCAGATCAATTCCGGGTGGAAGTACAAAGAAAACGCTCTGGTAAACCCCAAGGATGTTTTCCTGCAGGGACAGGGAAGGGGACTTGCTCTCAAGAGAGAAGCCTCGATGGGAGATGTGGAGCGCATCCAGCCTCCAGGCGTGCCCCAGTCGATGATCGAGCTCTCCAACATCTTGGGACGGGAGATTCAGGAAATATCGGGAGTCAACGAGGAGCTACTAGGAAGCGCGACCGACGACAAAGCCGGCATTCTTTCCATGCTTCGGCAAGGGGCTGGACTTACCACCCTACAGACCCTCTTCGACCAGCTCGACACTTCACAAAAGCTACTGGGGCGACTCTTCATAAGCTTGATCCAGTCGAACTTTAGTCCTGGAAAGATCCAGCGAATCATTCGTGAGAAGCCGTCGTTCCAGTTTTATTCCCAGGCGTTCGGAAAATACGACGCCGTCGTTGAGCAGGGAGCTAACACCTCCACTCAGAAGCAAATGCAATTCGCTCAGCTCCTGAAACTACGCGAACTCGGAGTGCCGGTGCCCAACGATGTGCTTCTCGAAGCGACCACTCTTCAGAACAAGGGCGATCTCATCGAGGCGATCGCGAAGCAAGAAGAGCAGTCCTCTCAGGTGCAGCAGATGCAGATGCAGGCCGCCATGGCTGAGCAAGACGCAAAGACGCGGAACCTGTCTGCTCAGGCCGAGGCAAACGCCGGGCTAGGTCTTGAGCGCGCCTCTCGCGTTCAGGAAAACCGAGCCTTGGCGGTCGAGCGACTAGCGCAGGCGGAAAAGGACCGTGAAAAAGCGTCTCTAGACCGCGTGAAGACGTTAAAAGAATTAGAAGATATGGACCTCTCGCACCTTCAAGGGCTCCTACAGCTCTCCGAGTACCTAAGGGCTCAAGAGGTGGTGCACGAAACCCAGTCCCTAGAGGACGTAAAAACACCAGGCATTGAGGAGCTAGCAGTAGCGGCTCAAGGCCAACAACAGGAGCAGTAAAATGGTTAAAAAATACAAGCAAAGCAAGCGCGACCGCATGGACGAGTCTCGGGGCATGCGCCGCTACGAGCGCGGTCTTAGCGCAGGAAGCTATCGGCGTGTCAGCGGCGAAAGAGATATGGGAATGATCCATGAGGATCACTACGAGACGGCCAACCTTCCACAGGAAGTGGTAATGAAGAAGTATCCTTCCTGGCGCTATCTCAACGGTGCTTACCTCGATGATTCCGTTCGAGGGATCGACGATCTCAATGACGAGGCTGTGCGCCGTGCCTCTGATTCTATGCGCCGGGATATCTACTAAAATGGCTATGCCTCGGCCTTCGGGAAAGGCGCTTCGTATCGCCCAGGAAACGATTCCTGGACTGCGCGGTTACCCGTCCAAAAAGGCAACGGGGGCTCGACTCCGGGTGAAGAAATCCGTGGAAGAGATGCAGACAGCAGAGATTTTAGACCCGGGAAACATCAAAATGAGGAATTTCACATGAAACGACCACACAAGCAAGGCTATGACGCCCGACTCGACGAGAGTCTTGGCGAGCGCCATCGCGGACCTAAGAAGCAGTCCATGAAAGCCCGTCGCGACGAGAGCAAGGGCATGGAAAAGGCGATGGGCCGACGTGCCTATTCGTCCGTGCACACGATGGACAAGGGAAGCCGCAAACGCTAGATGGGTAAATACGAAGCGGAGTTCACTATCCTTCAAAGAGAAGTAGGTGGACTCCGCTATCGTTGTGAGAACTGTCGCCAGATTCTCTCGAAGGTTGAGTCTCACGAGAATGTTCTCCGACTCATTCTGGACACTTTAGGAGACATAAATCGCTCCCTCGCGGCGCTTCATGAGACTGTCTCTCACTCACCGGCGTCCCCTCGTAGGCGCGTCAAAAGATAAAGGAAAAGGATTCTGTCATGGCAAAGAAAAAAACTGCCCCTAAGACCCACATGTGTAAGGCGTGCAAAAAGAAGATAACCGTAGCCAAGGGTGTCAAGGTTCCCCGCGGAAAAGAGTCGAAGATGCAAAAAAAGAAGGGCTCCTCCAACGCAGGAGAGTACAAGGACGTCGCTCCAAGTAAGTTCTGCGGAGCAGCGGGCGGCGCCTCCAAATACTCCTATCCGGTCAACACCAAGAAGAGGGCTCGGGCTGCTCTGGCCTATGCACGCAACGCACCAAATCCCGCCGGAATCCGGAAGTGCGTGAAGAAGAAGTTTCCCTCGGTAGGCGCCAAAAAGAAAGGGAAGAAGTAGTGCCCTTCAAGTCG